CATATCGTAAGGCGAAATGCGGCCATGATAATTCATCTTTTTTAAATCATCCATCACCTTCCAGTAAATTTTATCATCCATCAATTCATTGCCGGAAGGCACAACTGAACGCGGACACCAAGGACAGTGCAGATTACAACCATTGATAATCTGCAACTGAATCACTTTAAAAGTGTCGATTTCTCCTGCATTGTAAGGTCGAGGCATATTATTTTAATTTATAGAGTAAGTTCTTCATGTTAATTATATCCTCCCGGCGCTGCGGGGTTAATTTGCTTTTTTTCAATTCCGATGCCTTCGCCTCGCCCAAGTAGGTCATTTTAAATTTGCCGAAACTGAAACGATCGCGCAATTCCTGACTCATGCCGCCGTAACTGGTGATCCGTTCATTAAACATGCCGCCCCGAACGATATACTCCCGCCTAATAGCCGAGAAGTTCTCGACAAAGGTCGGCTTCTGCCCGCCCTTATCGCCAAAGAACCAAACCCGGTCATCGGTCTTTAAAATCGCATCCACGAAAGCCTGCACCGCATCGCTGGCCGGCAATAGGCGGCTATCGCAGAAAACAATGATATCGCCGATCGATTCAATCAATCCCAGATTGCGCGCCATAGCCAGATTATATCCTTTGGCATAAGTATAAACATTTTTAACGGTTATTTTTTGACTGCTGATTGACATCTTTTTCTCTTCCTCATCCCAGACAATCACCGCCTCCACATTTTTATAGGTCTGCTCTTCTAACGAGGCAATAATCTTCTTGACTAAATCATAACGTTCATAAGTCGCCGGGATAATAACCGATACCGGTGTCTGCCATTTATATAAAACTTTATTGTAAACTCGTTCGTAATCGCGCGCCATGCGCTCGTGCGTAAACTGGCGAACCGCCCTCCAACCATTCTCGCGCAACTTCTCCCGCAACTGCGCATCCTCCATTAATTTTTTAATAGCCATTTTTAGATTCTCGTAATTATCAAACTCTACCAGCATCACATCATCATCGGTCACGATATCCGCTGCCATGCCATTGGAAGTGGTCACTACCGGTACCCCGCAAGCCAGCGCTTCTAAGAATGGCAAAGTGCCTTCCTCGCGGCCATCGCTCGAGAACCCGACATAAATCGTAATATCTTTATAGAAATTCGGCCGGTCATTGTTATTGCATTGCCAATGGGTAAAATCCATAATCGCTTTATACTCCTGCGGAATGGAATCCCAATAATCCTTTTTATCATAAGACCCCATCATTTTCAAAGGATATCCCAGCTCATAGCAAGCCCGCGCCACTTCCTTCAAATTCTTCCAAGGCACTACCCGGCCGCAATAACCGACTACCGGCTTCACCGGGTCCTGGCCAATCCATTTAAACAGACTGTGATCCGGGCAGTTCTCTATCTTCACCACCTTGCCTTGATATTTGGTATTTAATACATTGGCCGCATAATCGGTCTTGCAACAAAGCAAATCAAAATCCGACCAGTCCTCGGCCAATAAATGTTTTTGATTATGGTGAGTTAAAATCTTGGGAATTTTTTCTAAGGCCGGGATAAGATTAACCAACTGGCGGGCGCTATTCCAATATTGAAAATCAATCAAATCTACGCCATCCAGCATCTCTTCAATACGCATTATATTCTCAAAGATATCGCGCGGCGGCACATACTGCACGCGCCAGTCAATCTGCGGATTGAATTTTCTAATCCCGGCGCAGAGTTGCCCAATGCTCCAAGGACAGTCTGGAATTTGTAAAATACGCATATTATTTTATCGCCTCGACAATTAATTTATAAATATTATCTTTAAATTGTATATTTTCAAACCCTGCCATTTCTAAAGCGGTCTCAAGCCTCTGCCCAGTAAAAATATTTAGATGCGCATCGTAGGCGTGTTTTTGCGCTCCGGTGTACGCCACAAACCAGCGCTCTGGGTGAATTTTTGCTTGCCCGCCGCAAAGGAAACAGCTCGGGTCGGCCTTGTAATCCTCATATCTCGCCGCCTTACGAGGAACACAAGTGCAGATTTGATTAGCCACATAATATTCATTCATTTTGCCGATGTCCGGTACCTGAATGGTTAATTTGCCACCAGGTCTCAAAATCCGGTAACACTCGGCTAATATTATGTCGGTCTGATGCCAACTAATATGCTCCAGAAATTCCTGCGCTAAAATATCGTCAACTGAATTAGTGGTAAATGGCCAGGGGGCAATCGTCAGATCATGAATAACATCCACTTCCGGCAAAGGCAGAGCATCGACATTTAGATATCCGTCAATCCGTTTTTTATTAGAACCTAAATTTAAATTCATATTTTTTTTGCTTTAAGGACTACGCCAATTATGTTGTGATTAATTCGCTTGCGCGCGTGCATATTCTCATGCCAATAAAACTCGGTCAAGCGATTGCTGCCATAAAGTTCCTGCCAATCGACAATCTCAAACTTAGCCAATGACAATAACTTTTTTACTCCCTCCGGCGTATAACGCAGATAGTCAATCCCGGGCGGATTATGCACCGGGTAAACGAAAGGATAACAGACATAAAGTTCCCCGGTAGTGTTTAATAACTCATGCAGAATGCGGTGCGCCGTCACCGGATCGTAAATATAATCAAATAAGTTAAGGGCAATCACTACATCAAATGAACCAATCCATTCCACCGGGAATATCATCTCGCCTTCCCAATCAACCATCGGCTGATTCATATCCCACAAAATATCCGGACTCAAACTGGGATTATTATCGAGCGTGGTAAATTCCCGCGCCGTAAAAGATTTAAAAAATTTGCGGTCATTTTCTTCCTTGCCGATGGACAGAACCTTCTCGACATTGATTGCTTGCTCCTGTAACCAGTCATTTAACTGGGCGCGATAACTACTCATAAAGTATTTTCTTAAAGTAATTAAAATATTCATTACACATCCGATCAAGTGAGATATCAGTGCAATCCAGCATCTCCTTAGTGCCGCTATCAAGCGAATAGTCCAGCACTTCCAATCCGCAAGCCCGCGCCTCCAAAACCATATTCGGGGCCGCATCCGATACCGCCGGATAAATCAAGTAACGACACTGGCGCATTAAATCAGCCATTCTATGAGGGTCATCAATCGGTGCATATTGGGTAAACTTTTCGCCATTCCAAAAATCGAAATTAGCATGTTGCAATTCATCCAAGTCGCGGCCAAAATCGTAAATGAACCAGAACTCCGCATTATTATTTAATCGATGATATTTCTGAAAAGCAAAATGCGCCTGCCAGAATCCCTTCAACTCATTCTTGCCGTGATAAGCAAATAGGTATCGTTGCGGTCGCAAATCCAAATCCTGCCGGGTAGTAATTGGCGGGTGAAAAATAGACTGATCCACGCCATTCAAAATAACCTCTCCTTCCCCGCAAAGCGGTGCGCAATACCACTTAGCCCACTGACTCTGATAAATAACGCCATCGGCTAATTTAGCAATTTCCTGCAAACGTTCATGCGGTGTTGATCGGCGATTGCGAGATTTACGCGGCACATTATCAACTCGCAAAATGACCTTTTTGCCTAATTCTTTGGCCTGCGTGATTTGCTCCCGATCCACCATAGTGATACCGGCCACCAAAATTATATCCGCTTCCGAGAACCGATCGGTAATCTCGGCATAAGGTTTAATGCCCTTGGTAAAGTTCCTGAGGAAGGTCCAGCCGCCGCCGACCGGGTTGCCTTGAATGTTAGAGATATAAATCTTCATATAATCTCGTATTCTTTGATAAGTTTTTTAAAAAATGATTCCAACGCTTCCCACTGTTTATATTCATTCAGTTCTTTGGTATGCCCCCAGAGGTGAAACCAATCGCCTTCAGTGGCCGCCTGATGCATTAAATCCGGGGCTAATTCATCCCAGGTCTTGCCTTTGTATTCATCGCGCTGAAAAATGTGCAAACTGGTCGGCGTAGCAAAAGGGTCTTCAGTTTTTGTTTTTAATACGATGGTAGTCCGCGCCTCCGTAAAGCCGCACTGCGCGACCATCTGCTGCACTCGCTTATCATAGCGCCCGCGCGGGTAGCAAAATTTAGTAATTTCCTTCTCGGTTAAAAATTCCAAATAAGATTTATTGTTTTTAATCTCCTGCTCGAGTAGTTCATCCGGCACCAAGCGCAGGTTAGAAAAATGACTGACAGTATGGCCGCCGATTTCAAACTTTTCGGCTAAGGCCATAATCTCCTGCGCGGTCAGATTGCAATTGGTGGGAATATAGAAAATGCCGGGCAATTGATACTTTAACAATAATCTCGCCACCCGCATATCATCAACTAAACCATCATCCCAACTGGTGATAAATTTTAACTTAGGTCTAGCCATGAAATCTTGTCTAAACTTTTAATGTAACGATCCACTTCCTCCATGGTGGTCAATGTCCGGCGGTAAGTCTGCTTGATCGCCTTGGCGCGCGAAATCTTTTCTTCCAAGTCAGCAATGACAGTCTGATCCTGCTTGTCTGCTTCCTTTGACCGCTCTTTTAATAAAGTCTCACGATCCTCGGTATCATCAGAATCAATCTGCTCCTGAAACTCGCTCTCTAAAAATTTCTTATCCATTTCCGTCTCCCAGAATAAGCATTGCTTGGCATACTTGAAACGGCGCAAGAAAAACCAATAACGAATTGTTTTAAACATAGTTTTATTTATTATATAAATTAAACTTTTTATTAGCCGCTAAGACGGCCGCCAGCACTTGCGGTTCATAACCATCCTCGCGCACGGCCGCCACCAAAGCATTTACATCCTTGGGATAGCACTTGCCGCTAAAACCGCGCGCGTCATTAAAGACCGCCGTATGCATGCGCTCTACCCGGCCATCGAGCAACCATAGCTCGCGCAACTCATCATAGTCCACGCCGAAATTCTTGGCGATATCGGCAAACTCATTGCAGAAAGTAACCTTGGTCGCCCCCCAGCAATTCTCCATGTATTTACATAGTTCCGCCGTGGTGGAATCAGTCCGGTAATAGCGCGCATTGGGGCCCAGAACTTTTTTAAAAAATTCCATTATCTGCCCGGCCACAAACGGCACTCCGCCAATGATTACGAAGTCATGCAATTTCATATCGGTCGGATGCGGGTACTTCCAAAAAGGAATCATGTATTTGCCTTCGCCGATATACTCCGGCGAAAACGCAATGTCCTTGCCTAAAAGATTGACTAAGGTCAAAGTCGTGCCGGGCGGAATGGTGCTTTTAATTAAAATTAAATCACAATTAACTTTTGATAAAACTTCCTTTACGATCGAAGTATCGCAATAACCATCATCGCGCATGGGAGTCGGCAGACAAGAAACAACCAAATCTGGTTTTTGCTCATTAAAGTTTTCAATTGATAAAGACAATTTTAATTCAGCCGGCGGTTGTTTAATATCAAAGTCTGGTTCGCGAAAGGCGATGTCATAGACTACCACCCTAAAATGATCTTTAAAGAAATTGGCCATAGCCTTGCCAACATAGCCATAGCCCAAAATTCCTACTGTCTTCATATAATGTTATTTATTTAATTAGTTATTAGTTTATAAATTATTGGTTAAATTGAATGCCCCTCTATAAAATTTGTCAGTTTATTAAGCCACTCGTTACTTCCTTCATAAGGAATAGTAAAATCAGCAGTTAATTCAATCTTTAAATCATCTCCATCTCTTTTTTTTATTATGTTTACTTTCATATAATGTTATTTATTTAATTAGTTAAAGGGGAGAGTAGTAGTCTTCGGTTTTGCTAGACTCAAGATTAAGGACTAACCCTGTTTTCAGAGTCTGCACGTGCTTAACCGCGGGAGTGTTCAGAGGTCGTAAGACATATCACTCACTATTACTCGTCCAATACAATTAACTATGCGTCATTATGCTTAAACTATGCAAATTCTATGCAAATTAGGCATATTAAGGTTTGCTTAATAATTTTAAAACTTTTTTAGACTTATCTCTGGGAATTATTATAGTTCCTTCTCTACATTCCCATTTCAAAATCTCTTTCTTTATCTCCTCTCTAACTTCTCTCTCAAAGTATTGCCAATAACCATACTTTTCACCCATAGTTCGCCACTTTGATACTCCTGTGGGTATATTATTTATCTCCTCTCTTTTTTCAATTATTTCCCACAATTCTTCGAGTAGTGGCGTTATTAAGCCACCTTGTCTGATTAGCAATAATCTAGTTTTTAGTTCTTTCTTGGTCATATTATTCTAATATTTTAATTACTTCTTCTAAGGCTATATTATAAGCCTCAACAAAAGCACCATTTGTAGCCATACCTATTTCTCCTTTTTGTTTCCAACCACCTTTAACTTCTTTAAATAGTTTATTTTCCACTTCTTTCTTTATCTCCTCTCTTTGAAGTTTAAGTAAGGGCATTACCAACATTTTTAATTGTTCTATACCATAGACATTTAATACTTCTTCGTCAAAGACATAAAGTTCATTGTTTATAAGTTTATTGAACTCTTCACTAAGTTTTTCTTCAAAAGATTTATTATCTATCTCGCCATCACATTTATCACACATCAAATAACAATTATGGTTATCGTCTTTAACCACTATTGGAGTTGGTTTTTTACAATTACATTGTTTCATATAATTTTATCGCTTACTTGTTTTAGTAGGTCTTTGTTCATATAGTTTATAAAATACTATTAATAAATTCTAATTTACTATCCTAAGCCCTTATAAAAGGGCAAAGGGCGGGAAACTATTCCATTATTTTTCTAGCTAATTCCATTGCTTCTGGCAAGGTATTAGCGATTAAAGTTTCATTACCCCAATCTTGATTAACAAGATAGCCATTTTCTACTTGAGTTATTCTAACTCCTTTTTTAATTGGTTTATTAATACTCCCGCAGGAAGTTAGTGTGTTTCCCATGTTTCCCATAATGTTATTTATTTAATTAGTTAATATTCAAAATCGCCCCAGATCATAGTGCCGATATAAACCAAGACAAAACCTATGATTAAAAAGGGAGCGCCCAGGACTGTTCTGATAAAGTTAATAACTTTCATAATCAATGTTTATTGTCAAAGTAAATGGCGAGAATAAACAGGATGAGGGTTGCTAATCCGAGAATCATAGCCAGTGCTCCTAAGATATAATCGCCAATCTGCATAGACAAAGAAAATAATTAATCTACTATAACCTGATTATGGTTAAAGTTCCTGATAAATCTCAAGGAGGTGAAAAATTCATCCGAAACGCCATAACCAGGTTGTAAAAGACTAACGATTGACTGCCTCGACAATCTCATCCTCTAACGGTTCGCCGCGCACCGCATCCAACCATTTCTCTTTTATTTTTGCCTCGAACTCGACAATCTCTTTGCGATCCATGTGAAAAACAGTTTTTGAATTTTCAAATACCAGCCAACCATGCTTCGCGCCATTTTTATAAATCTTAGTCCGGTAAATCATAGGTTTAATTTAGATTGAATCACTTTGTCAAACACCACCCGGCCGTCATGAATGTCAAACTCAAAATCTTCCTTGTGGTCAAACCAGACCTGCATTTTATGCCGATAAGCATTAATGGTGACTTCCTCATCCGACTTGCCGATTAATTCATTACGGTAAGTCTTGACCTTGCAAGGCATCTTAATCTCGCCGCGCAGGAATGATCCGGCATTGCGAGTCAAAACAAAAACGCCATCAATCCGATTGCCATCCGCGTCACGCGCGTAAGCAATCAAACCGAAATAGCGTAATTTATTATAATTGCAGCATTCGCTGTTAGTTTTACAAACCTCATTTTTCTCAATTATGTTAACACCTTTCTGCTTGACGTGCGCAATCGAGGCGAACAACAAACTGACTAGACCGGGCGTGAGCCGGTGCCACCATTCCTTCATCTGCGCCCCGCAATGCGGGCAAGTGGTATCAATTGGTTGGATTTGTTTTTTCATAAAACTGCATCTAAAATTACATAGTCCTTGCCAGCCAAGTCGCCTTCCGAGATGATCCATTCGTGAAAGCCGCCATCCGGTTTATGCAGAACCAAGGTGCCATTCCGCAAAATGAAATAATAACCTTTGTCAATCCATTCCAGCTTGTGCATGGGCGTACCGCTGACCGCCAATTTCAAGGCTTCATAAAAATCCTTCTGCGCCAAGTCGATTGTCGCCGGCGCCGCTTTGATTGTTGGTGATTGAGAACTCATAAATTTTTATTGCGCCAATCTGCTAATTCCTCGCGCATATCGAAGTAATCTTCGATGCGGATAATTGTCAAAATTGGCTTATGATTAGCTTTAATATGTAAAACTGGTTTGGCTTGACCGGCGCCGCGCACTGTCTGATCCCACCAGTCATAGACGGCAATCTTTGCCCGTGATTTGCATTCATCCGACCAGCCATCGTAAAATCTTTTTAAAATATCGGCCTTGAAATTTTCGCAAGCGCCCGAGGTAGGCATGCGCCGGGTAAACGGATCTAACTTGCGAGCGTAGAACTGCGCCACCTGATACTCGAGCCGGTTGCCTTTTTGTTTTGAAGGTGACGGCATATTATTGATTTTCTGTTTTCTTTCTTGCCCAGGTAGTGACCTTTGAAATATTAATATAAAAACTGCAATTTTTATTTTCACAAACTTCAGTCTCGGTAATTGTATCAAATCCTTCCTCCGTCAATTTTATAATTTTAGTTTTTTCTTTGCCGCAAGTATTGCATTTCATAAAATTATTGTAATTTTACTAAAAGTTTTTGTCTGCCGAAATGCACTGCCCGATCCGCTTCTTGTAAACTCATGGCTACATCCACCCGGTTAGTAAATCGCTTAGCCATCCGGTCAAGCACTTCGCCGCAGCCGATTTTATCGATACAAATTTTGCTATGCAGTGGATAAGCATTGGTCGCAAATACAATTATGCCATTTTCTACAAGTTCGCACAAATTAACTCCGGCCGCGCCAATACAAGGCGATTCATCTGTTTGCTCCGGGTCCCCGACATTGTAAGCCGTGACCTCGCGTACAACCCCCTGTTTAACGCTCCGTTCTGCCCCAGAATCAATTTTAATCGGAATTGCGACCTGATAGACCGCTAGTCCTGAAATTTCCGTGTACAGAGCATAACGGGTGACGTTGATCCAAGTCGCGCAGGTAAGGCCGAACAGGCAAAGCCCGAGTAAACCATACCAACTTATTTTTGTTTTCATATTTTTTTGATTTATCCACTCGCTTATTAGTTATAGTTATATTTATATAATTAATAATAATAATAATAAGGAAGTGGATAACTTTGAAAAATGCTTATTTTAATTTAATGTTCGCAATAAATGCCTGTGAGGGAACTGTGTATAACATTGTGGGTTCTCTGTAGAACACTTGTGAGCCAGTGTGCGTAAGTATGCCTTAAAATGACGAATGACTACTTTGCTGACTTTTCATTCACAACCTTATCCACACGCTTTTTCACACCCAAATAACTCATGACAGTAGTATGATCCCGGCCGCCCAAAAGCATGCCGATACTGTTATAGGACAAGCCTAACTCCCGGCGTAAAGTCTCGGCGACATCTATCCGAGCCTTAACATAAACATTAATACGCTCCTTGCTTTTAAGTTCCTCCTCAGTGATGCCCCACTTCTCGCAAATAGATTTGATAATGTAGTTGACGTTCATAGTTTATTTTATCGAATTGGCGATGCGTTCGAACTCCTCCATCTCTTCATAAGGCGTAGCCTCGAACCCGGCAGCCTTGATAATAAACCCCAGTAGATTGCGGTAAGCTTTGCCGATAGCCCGGGTCTGCGCCATCGAGGCCACCGCATACTCCTCAAAGGTCCGCTTTTTTTGCTCGGCCGTAGAACAGAAAGCCACGCCCGATCCGACTAACTGATTGTCTTTAACAGTGCGCAACTCGACTGTTGCCCTGAATTTATAGACACGCGCTTCCTTGTCGCTTAGATTCTCGACCGCGGTGATGATCGGATAAATCCCGAACATCATGCCGGCAAACTGCCAGCCCTCGACTAAGATGTAACTTTTGCCGACAATGTTGATTGCCAGCTTGTTTTTGTCAATGAATTGTTTTAACTCGCTCGCAAAATGAATTGCAGATTGCGGGTTAGCCAAAGACAATTCCATTTTTTCTTTGTCCATAACTTATTTTAATAAATTAACTTTCTTGCCATGCGACTGCTCAATCCGGGGTGCGCCCAGTATCCATTCCCAGAAATGACTGACGAACCAAGGCGTCTCCCAATCCAAGTCGCCATCCTCTAAAACTATTCCTTGTTTGTCATCAAAGTAGGCCATATTAGAAAGGTATTTTTTTAGCATCGATATCATTGACGAGGTCGAATACCTGCTCGCCGATGTCTTCGAATGATTGGACAAAAAAGTCCTCGTTAAATAAATGACTAACCGACTTGCCTTCCGAAATAACATTCTCTTCTTCCGCCATGACTTCCGTGATCGTAATTTTATAGAATTTTTGCTCTAACATATTATTTGTACTTGAACCCGAATTGAGTCATCAGGTTACCAAGTTGATTATAGTTTTTATTAATCATTAAAGCATGAAAGAATTTAATCTGCCCGGAGGTTATCTCCTGCAATTTGCTCCAGGCATCATCCATCACAAAGGTATCTGATACGAACTGATCCCGCTTTAAAACTTCAACTAAGAATGAAATTTGATTTAAACTTGGTTTCATAACTAATTACTTATCCACACCATACTACCATTATACACCTTCTAACTACCGATGTCAAGTATATTTATATACATTTAATCTGCCCTAACCTTAAACAAAAAAAAGAGGGTAGTAAAAACAAACCCTCTAATATGAATTAGTGCGGACAAAAAATCTGTAAGGCACGTAACACTTCGGACACTTGCAGGTGATTTCATTTCCCACCCGCCAGCAGAATATCAGCCGGATATTGCAATAGTCGCAACGCCGGCGAACCTCAAAACCAGCTTTTAGCCTTAACAACTTTAATAAATTGTCCACTTACCACCTCCTTATATTATTTGATTGCCGCGCGCAAAGTTGCTAATCCGCCGAATCCTAATAATCCCAGTAAAACATTGGCAACTGTCGAATCAATCCAGCCCAGAATATAACCGAAAATTATAACCCCCCCGGCCGCAGCCAGAATATAGGTCTTTTTGCCTTTTAGAAAATCTAACATACGTTTATATTAATTATTAAAACTTCTCTTTAGGTAACTGATCCCAGAACTCGCCCGTGATGTTGGGACTGTTCTGATCGCGGTGAATCTTGGCATAAAGCATCAGAGTCGCCCGATCCGCCCGCGAAGTCAATCTGACCTTGCCGGCATAAATCCAACCGAACTCGCCCGTCTCCTGATTGCGAATCAACTTTAAATTGTGCTCGTTTAAAAATTTGTTAATGTCTTCCATTGGATTATTGTTATTTAATAATTCACTATAATCCCAAACGATATGGGGCAGGAATTGTTCCGGGTCAATCCAACCTAAAAAGCCATTGTCTTTGGCATACTGCATCCAATCGGCGCCAATCCGTAACCAAGGCCGTGTGCCGAAATGTAAATGGGGCCCGGTAGAAAAGCCGGTAGAGCCAAAAATGCCCACTGGCGTGCCGGCTTCAATCCAGTGGTATGGTTGCACTAAAATCTTTGAAAAATGCCCAAAACACAGCTCCAGTTTAAAATTTTCGCCATTTAAAGTATGCGATTCAGTCTCTGCCCAGACGTGATTGCCATAACCGGTCGGGTCATTCATTACCTGACTGATCCACATCTTAATCGGCGCCACCGCCACCGCTACCCCGAGCGTGCCGGCAATGTCTATGCCATTGTGCCCTTTCATGCCGAACTGCGCATAGTCCACCATATTCTGCCCGAACCGCTGGCTCATATAAACATTAAACTCGGGCAGGTTTGACCAGGGATTCGGCTTGCCATTCCAAACCATCGTTCCCTTTGCTACGGGAATCTGCAATTTATAAGTGTCTGTGTAATAGGTTAAGTCCATATTAATTCTCCCGCCAAGTAGTATAAAAAACGAATAAGCAAGAAAAGAAAAGGAGGATAGCGCGGAATCCCGAATAAGGGAAAGGCGCAAAATCCCCGGCAAAAATCTGATTCCAGAAAGCCAGGGCATTGGATATTATTACCACCGAATTGATCAGAAAAAACAAGCAGAGTGATAATACCGGGATGCTCCATTTCATGCGCAGCGCCAGAAAATAACTCAGAAAAATTCCGCATAAAACGAAGGATGAGGCCGTATAGAATAAAGCCGCAATTAATACATTCATAATTTTAAAAGTCCTTTTTGCACCAAAAAGGTGAGGATAGAACCGCCGCCCACTGCCAAAAAAGCAATGGTCGCCAGAATCTTGATCCATTTGAATAATTCTTTGCGGATTAACTTAACTTCTGTCGTCAAGGTGTCGGCATTGGTGCAATGCAACACGAACTTGTCGTTTAACTCTTTGATGTTGTCCCGCATATTTTCTGAAACTTTCAGCAGACTGTCATTAACGTTATTCTGTTTCTCTAAGGCAGAAATCATACGTTCCAAGCGCGCCTCGTTTGACATAAAATTAAAAGTTTAAATTCAGGGTTAATGAAAAGGTAACAATGGTAATTGCCAGATAAATCAGTAACCACCAGTACCATTTTATTTGCTGACTTTTCATATCTTAATATTTAATAATGTAATTCAAAGCGATAAATGGTTGCAAGTTATTGTGAGCCGTATCCGAACCTTTAGATGCAGTTGTTCTTACATTTGCGTCTCTAGCTGTACTTCCTAAATAGGGAGTACCCGTTCCTCCTCCTGTATCAGTATAAAAATTCATGTCATGCGTATGTGCAGCCAATTCAGCAATTGTTAATTGATGCGTTTTTTCACCACCTGAATCAGCCAAATCAAAATCGTGATCAGTAGCAGAAACGCCGACCGGAACTTTACCCTGTAAATTCGGCACATTAAAATGCGTACCATCCGCCGAACCAAAGGTCGTGCCAATGGCAGTAAACAAATCAGCATAAGTGCCTGCCCGAAGCAATGATGCACCATCACATAAAACCCAACCGGTAGGCGCAGCCGCCCCGCCATGCAACATAATAGAACCAGCCGGACAAACCATAAGGTTTAAATCCGCGGCTGTGACTTGATCGCCCGATGCCCAAACTTTAGCCATAAAATAAATTTAATAATTAAGCAATGGTAATAACCCAGTCAATCGTCAATGTATCCGAGGTGGTTTTAGTTATATTAATCGCCACATGCGATAGTAGAGTACCTGAATCGGCCGCGGCCGTACCGGCAATAAACAATCCCGCCTCTTTATAAGTTCCCGAACATTCAGTTGCGCCGAAAAATCCTGTCAGATAAGCAATGTTAGAGGCATTAGTTTCTGAAGCTATGCTGTTGCGGTAAGTCTCCGTGCCTAACTTGGTATCCGCTGCCGCCGGGGCCGCTACATTAGTTCCGAGCGCCACCTTGTTGACAGCCAATGTAGCCGGCGAACCGGTCACATTAGATAACCACGAAGCAATGGCCGCCTTGCCGACAGTGGCAATCGTATTGTGGATTTTTTGCTGTTCCTTGATTTCTCCGGTCAAAGCATCGCGCAAAGTCACGATAACATTGTAACCTATTTTTAAAATCTCATTGTCTAATTGTTTTTGCATATTTTTAAATTTATAATTATCCTAATCTTGATCCGGCTATAATAAACTGCCGCTTAACAGTCGAAGGCACATAATGATCGCCGGCCACAAAGACCACGGCATAATTTAATGACTGTACGGTGGTCGAGGTTTCCTGCGGGGTAATAGTTTCCGTCGTGGTATTATGCGTAATCGAAGCGGTCGTGGAAGTCTCCTGCACGGTAATGGTTTCATTTTCAGCATCGGCAATATCCAGAATCGAACTGCTATCAGGCGTCTCATCGGTAGTAATATCGGTCAGTTTAGTCTGTGATAAAATTATATTCTTCAGTATCTCGACAAAATCCATGGTCTTGGTGGTGATTAAACTAATCTGATAAATCATGGTATCCAATCCCTTCATTTTTGATACTACCCGATTGACTATAAAATATTCATTAATCCCGAGCGAGGCCGAACTGATCAAGACTTGCTGTCCGGCCATAAAACCGGCGGTCTCGGTTTCAAACTCGCCCTCCGACATGGTCGAACCATAGGCATTCATCTCCGCCTGCGCGCGCTGACGCGCCCCTTCTTTTGAATTAATACTTTTATCAATGACCAGATATTCATACTCGCCATCACCTTGCGCTTCCGCCGAAAAAATTGCATTAATCAAATTCTGATCTTTCATTTTAACAATGACCGGCAAATAAGGTTTGCCGCCAAATGAAAGCGTAGAATTTAAACGTGGCCGATCCGCTTCTTTAAATCTTAAAATCTTCTCCGAGTAATTATAGAGGACATCATAATCGTCTTCATTATCCAAGTAATCCAATCCGACTTTTAATTTATGTCCGGTGAGTGTCGCTTTTAAACTCTGATAACGGTAAGGTAAATTGAAAACGGTTTGCGTACCATCCGCCCGCACCGATGCTGTGAACTCCGTACCCAGATATTCGCCGCCGCGCACGACAATCGAATTGCGCAACTGTGAGGTATCTCTCCGCACAACCAAACTGCCTTTGCTATAGGTTCCGTTGCTATCGGTAATGTCAGTCGGCGCCGGACTGGCCGCCGGCAATTTGAAATAAATATCCTTGTTATAATCAATATACCAATTCGCTCCCACCAAATCCGCCAACTGATTAATACATTTAGTCGCCGGCTCATAATTAAACTGAATGAACTTGACCATGAACGAACTATCAACTTGCGTCATGGTAATGCCGGTCGGCAACCAATCGGCAATCAAACTGGTTATAATTTCCGTAATAGTTTTATTCTCGTAACTTTCCGCTACCAAATGTTGATCCAGTAATCTGGTATAGTCAATGCAATTAATCGTGTATTCAATTATATTCCAAGCCACGGCCGCCTCGGCAATCTGCGAAATGATGCCGCCGAAAACTCGGGTAGCGCCATCCAAGATAATCACTTCCCGGCCGACTACCGGCTTGAAAGTGCGGTCGCCATATTTTCTAATTTTAAAAGAGCAAGTATCAGCTTGCTGATTTAAGATATTTTCAATCCGTAGACTATCCCAAAGTATGTAAGTTGTCCGGTCAACCCCGGCAATAGTAATCGTGACCATATCATATTTTAAGATTCATTTTTAAACGATTGATCAAGATTGCCGCCAGCTGATCAGCTGCATCC